TCCATAACGAGTATTTGTTGCGCCATCAATCTTATTAATTGGCGGAATGGTTGCGTTTAAATTTGCATTCTGTGATATTTTGGTCACGGTACCAGTTAAATATGCATATAACACATACACTAATAGTAGTATAACAACTGACAGAATTATAGTTGTAGGTGTCATCATTCTTATATAGTTTCATTACAAAATATTTGTTGGCGGATTTTGTTTCATTAGTAAATTATACGACGTTGCAATTTGACTCTTTGATTGTGGGACGTAATGATACTTAACGTTGCAGATAGCTCCATCCAGTCCATCCGTTGAACCAACCGAGATTACATCGCTCGCCAAGTATTCTGGCTCATTGCCGTCAAATACAAACGTTTTTTCTAAATGTCCGTTTATAAACAAATCGACTTGTGAGGAAGTATAGTTAAATACTAATTGATTCCACTTTTGTGGTTTTATGTTTACAGTGTAACTTTGGTTCGCGCTGTCGCCCTTATTTGTATAATAAACCTTTAATACATCTGGCGTTTTACTGCCATCCGTATCCACGTTATTCACATATGTCACTTTTGGCAATCCATTGCCGTAATTAAATATTTCGCGTTCTTTCGCATAAGATGCGTAATTTGGCGGTTGAATATTTAAGTATATCCACATGGATATGCTATATGACCGTTTATACGTGGTTACCGCATCTTCTGCATAACCGCTGTTTTTAAATGCTAATGCTTCTCCGCTGCCCAATTCTTTCTTTATATCTAGAAACGCCGTATCGGCGAGTAGCGGGGTTCCTTCACTTGCCGTCACTTTATTTACTACTTTGGGTATATATATGTACAATAATGCAGCAACTAATTCTAATAGGAATAAATAATATACCAAGTGAGACGTTAGTCCAACTTCGCGCTTAATATAACTGATAAAATCTAATACTAAACAAGGCACATAAAACAATAGGTTCACTAACCAACCGCCCCATCCTCCAACTGTTTTCAAATAATTACTATAAAAATAGAATATAATGGCCAATGCGATTATTGTAGCGAAGGATAATATGCCAGACAATGCATACAATATTGTAGTGGGCGCGGTCGCTGCACTATTTGATAGGTAGTACAGGGCCAGACCAAATATTAACGAGACCGACGTTAATGCCATTATTACGTATTTTATCGCGGTTCCAGCGACAAGGGTGAGTGCTAGATATGCTGCACCACATAACAATAATGTCAATATTGGATAAGTTAGTCCCATTGAATAAAAATAAAACGCGGCGCCAAACATCACGCCCAGCAAAACAAATGCATACAGAACTGCATTATCAGAAACGTCGTTGCCGCTAAACTTACTAACTAGCATATATGCGAATGCGCTACCAATTACTGCTAATATTGGATATAAATATTTATACATGTCAGTTGTTTCTGCGGTTGGATCAGATGCAGCATAGTTTAATACAATAGCAATGGTTATTATTGCGCCGATGAGTATGCCATACGCTCGGTTGCTTGTCGCTTCTGTGTAAACGCTGTTCCCAAATTCAGACGCTTGTTTCCATATGTAAACTAATGGCGCTATTATAATATAGTAAATAATTGCCAATAAGCCAGCGATGGATCCAGCTGCTCCATTCTTTAATGTTTCAAAATCCATTTTATTGTTTATTATACAATAACGTATATTTTATTGTATAGTTTCCTCAATTACAAGTTCTCCATTGTAGTTTTCTTTCCGTGACATTCACGACACAATGCGACTAAATTATCTATGTGGTTACTTCCTCCATATTCTAATCTTACTGTATGATCCACTTCAAACCACGCACTCAACTGGTTCTTGCAATCATCGCACTTCCAATTCTGTCTTGACGCTACAAACTTCTTTTTGGTCTCGCTCACTGACCGCTTTGTTGATTTTTTACCAGAATTCGCAATGCGGTTCTCGGATGCATATTGATGATTATTATTAGACATTGGAAGAATCGGATACTGTTGTCCCGAATCGTTCGCAAAACTGTGTTTGGACGTAAAATCCAATATTGGCGAAATGATATTTGATGCATTTTTGTCAATCGGCAAATACTTAATATACTCATTGGATGCCGTCACCATTTCACGGGCTCTTAGTGGATTGCGCTTAAATAATATATAAAACATTAGTGCACCAAATGCCACGCCAGCCATTTGATAATATTTTTTGCCTGACGATAACATACGCATATATTTGCCATCCGTATATATGTTTGCCATTATGAATCCAGCGATTATGAGAATTATTAATTCCATACGCATGATGATATTTTATTCTTATACACTATGCCGATACATTTTACTCATAATAGACATATATCAAAAATAGACATACCAATATTAATATTATATGCACATATTGCCGTCTGATATGAATTCGTTCATGCAAATACACTGGTTTCGGTTTATATTCCGCACGATATTTCTCCAATGCGTCCGCGAATAATACCTCATTTTTCCCCAACATTGCGTTAAATTTATTATGTATAAAATGAACCCATCGCACAAAGGAATCGCGATTGTCTAAGTACGGACTTACTGGATATTTGTCTAACATTTCACTAAACTTATTCCCCATTTCTGCTATCGGTATAAACAACGGCATGTTCTGTATTAAATCATAATATTTTCGTTTGGTTACTTCATTCGGCGTCAATGGATAGGCTTCTGCAATCGTATGTAAAAAAAACCAATAATGCGGTCCCCACACGTTTTGGTCAAATATCATTCCTTATTATACAACAGATATAAAGCTTAGAGACATCATTATCTTAGATTAAACTTATTATGACAGATAATTATTGTAACAATTGCGGCAAACAGGGACATATATACAATCAATGCAAAATGCCGATTACGAGTGTCGGGGTCATTGCATTTCGGTATAACAACAAGCAAATTGAATATTTAATGATACGACGAAAAGATACATTGGGCTTTATTGATTTTATGAGGGGGAAATACTTCGTCAATAACAAATTTTACATTCTAAATATGTTGAAACAGATGACTGCCTCTGAAAAAGAACGTCTTCGCACATTAGAATTTGACGAAATATGGTGCAATATTTGGGGAAACAATAAACTGTCATCGCAATATAAATACGAAGAAAACGTTTCAAAAACCAAATTCAATTCATTGCGTACTGGCATATATTGCAGCGATGATTACTACAATTTATCTGAACTAATTGATGAAAGTAACGCACACGACAGTTGGACTGAACCTGAATGGGGATTTCCAAAGGGCCGACGAAATTACCAAGAGAATGATTATACTTGTGCTTTAAGGGAATTTAACGAAGAAACTGGCATAGATAGGTCGGCTCTTACTATATTGCAAAACATTGCCCCTTATGAAGAAACATTTACGGGGTCAAATTACAAGTCATACAAACATAAGTACTTTTTAACCTTTATTGAAAACGCGTCTGTTATAAATATGGATAATTATGAAAAATCAGAGGTTAGTTGCATGGAGTGGATGTCATTTGACCGATGCATACAAGTTATTCGTCCTTACAATTTAGAAAAACTTGATACGATGAACAAGATCAACCATACACTCACTTCTTTTCAGATTTCGCAAGTGATTTGATCAGCGAACTATATGAATAGATGATGTTCGCCGTTATCACATAATGGATAAAACTATATGTAAAATTATATGCATATAGTTTAAAGTAGTAGAATAGGATGTCTCAATTTACAGAAAAATCAAAGCCTATACCCAAAAATCGTACTCTAAAACAACCGCGGTGTCCAAAAGGTGAATATAGAAACCTGACAACAGGCATATGTGAGCCGATCGCTCCAAATATAACTGGTAAAAAACAGGTTATGGGGTGTTCTGCTGCATATGTACCGAAGGATGATGTTGAACGTGCACGTGCAGATGAACTAGATAAGTTAACTGGACAACCTCTTCGAGATATATTGGCTAACTTGCAGGGCCTACCGCTTGGTAAAAGATATATAGCTGGCACCAAAACAAAGCAGGACATTATCAATTTAATTGTATGTTTGGAAAATAATGCCCGAGAAGTAGCATCTGATGCAGAGTCATCGCCTAAAAATGATGAATTATCTAGTGATAATACGTCAATCGCTGGACCCGTTCCTTTGCCAGCACCAGTGCCAGCACCTGCGACCAAATCTGAGTCTGTTCCTGTTCTTGTACCTGAGCCCGTTACTGAACCAGTTGTCGAAGAAGAAATAAAGGAAACCGACAGCATATATGCGGACGTGGCTGATGCAACTGTTCTGAGTGATATGCAATTGCCAAGTGCCGACTTGAAAATGCAAAGTGATATGGGCATTGCCCCTGCTGATATGGATACCAAGGAAGGAAACGAGTATTTGCAGAAAAAGGAATTCATTGAACATCTGGCCAGCCACAGCGATGATAACTTGGACTTTCTATATCCAGAATTAAACGACCCAGAATTCAATGTTAAAATTGCAAAACGCAAGGAATTCCATGATTCAATGTATGACGGAAAAATTCGCGATATTAAAACGCACGCAAATATGTTATGTGATGCGGATTTTGAATTAATGCCACACCAAATGTTTGTGAAAAACTTCCTTTCGTTTCAAACGCCATACAATGCACTTCTATTGTACCACGGGTTAGGTACTGGCAAGACGTGCAGTGCCATCGGCATTGCGGAAGAAGCGCGCGGATTTATGAAACAAATCGGCGTTAACCAGCGTATATTAATTGTTGCTTCGCCAAACGTACAGAACAACTTTCGTCTTCAACTATTTGATGAACGAAAATTAGAGGCGGACGGAGATTTGTGGAACTTGAATACCTGCATCGGAAATACTCTATTAAAAGAGATTAACCCCACTGGCTTACGTGGCATACCAAGAGATAAGATTATCAGTCAAATCAACACCATTATCAATAAATACTATTCATTCGTTGGATATACCGAACTTGCACATTTTATACAGAGAAAGGTTCTCAATTATGACCAGACAAAGTATTCAGACAAAGAACGTAAAGAGGTAAAGTCAAAACGCATCCGCAAATTCTTTGATAATCGGCTTATTATTATTGACGAGGTGCATAATATTCGACCAACTGATGATAATAAGGAAGGAACCAAAATTGCGTCATTATTGAAGGACGTTTGCAAATATGCCGAGAACATACGATTATTGTTATTGTCCGCCACGCCAATGTACAATAGTTACAAAGAAATCATTTGGTTGACGAATATATTAAATGCAGTAGACAAACGAAGTATGATAACCGAATCGATGGTGTTTGATAAGAATGGCGATTTTGTGCAAGGGGGAACTGACGTCAATGGACGTGTTATTGAAGCGGGCGATGCACTTTTGCGCCGTAAGCTAACTGGCTATATTTCTTATGTGCGCGGAGAGAACCCATACACATTCCCATTTCGCATATATCCCGAAATCTTTTCACCTGAACATAAATTAAACTTGGAGAACTACCCCAAGATGCAAATGAATAAAAAAGAGATCGAGGAACCCATTCAACATATTCCGTTATATGTGACAAAAATGGGGGAATACCAGGAAAAGGGATATAATCGCATCATGGATTATCTACGTAACCGCACTGGCGATGTAATCGATAAGTATGGACAGACGAAAACGATGCCTACCTTTGAGAACATGGAGACATTTGGATACACTCACTTGGAAAAACCGATACAATCACTTGATATTGTGTATCCAAGTCCAGAATTAGACAACGTGGCCGTGGCCGCTGCCGATGTGAATATAGACACATTAGTTCAAAATATGGTCGGTAAAAATGGTCTTGCCAAGATTATGAAACATAAGACGAGTGATGTACTTAAATACGATTACGAGTACAATGAAGATACTTTAAAAAGATATGGTAGAATATTCAACAAGGAGAACCTACACAAATATAGTAATAAAATGTCCGATATTTGCAATAAAATAATGTCATCTAGCGGCATAATCATCGTTTATTCTCAATATATTGATGGCGGCGTGGTCCCTATGGCGCTTGCCTTGGAAGAATTGGGGTTCTCGCGATATGGGTCCGCTGGATACACCAAATCATTGTTCAAGAATAAACCGACTGAACCGTTGGACGCCGTTACTATGAAACCAAAATCGCAAAACGCCGAGGGCGTTGCTTTTAATCAGGCACGTTATGTGATGATTACTGGTGATAAGCGGTTCTCGCCGAACAACAATGACGACTTAAAATATATTACTAATCCTGAAAATTCACTCGGACAGAATGTAAAAGTAGTGCTTATTACCAAGGCTGCCGCCGAAGGTCTTGATTTCAAGAATATTCGTCAAGTTCATATAATGGAACCTTGGTACAATATGAACCGCATTGAACAGATCATTGGTCGTGGTGTCCGCAATCGCAGTCACTGTGGTCTGCCATTTGAGGACCGCAATGTTGAAATATATTTGCACGCAACCGCCCCCAATAACGACGAAGAACCCGCTGATATGTACGTTTATCGGTTTGCCGAGAAGAAAGCTAGCCAAATCGGTAAAATTACGCGTATCTTGAAAGAGACCTCCGTAGATTGCATTTTAAATATCGGACAAACCAACTTCACGATTGAGAAATTACTGGAACAGGCCGAAAATAAGAATATTAAGATTAAATTGTCCAGCAAACCCGACGAAGAAATCGATTATCAAGTGGGAGATAGGGCATTCACCGATATGTGCGATTATATGGACAATTGTAGTTTCACGTGTTCAGCGGGTGCGACGATTGAGCCCGCGGATGTTACCAAAGATACATACAGCGAAGATTATGCGAAGATTAACCACAGTATGATTGTGAAACGCATTCGTGAATTGTTCAAAGAGAAGGCGACTTACAGTCGTACCGAACTTATTAACTCTATTAACATTCAATCCACTATTCCAAATAAACATTTGATTAGAAACATTGCGACCAGTTTCCCGAACGAGAGCATTGATTACAAATACAATGAAATCCAAATCGATTTTGCACTCACTCGGTTTGTGAATAATAAAACGGAATATTTAATTGATAAGTATGGCAGACGTGGACATCTAACCAATGTCGGCAATGTCTATGCATTTCAGCCGACGGAAATCACGGACGAACGCGCATCTATATTTGAACGTAGTGTGCCAGTGGATTATAAGCCGACCGCATTGCAATTAGAACTCCGATTGAAAAATACGGATGCTGCGCCTACTGTCGCGCAGACGGTCGCCGAGATTGATGCGATTACAGGCGTCCGTACTCACATTGCCGTATTACAGGACCTTGCTGCTAATATGAAAGCAGCTATTACTATGCACGAGACAGAAACGGGCGAGGTTGACTGGTACAAACATCTAGGAAATGTTACGGTTAAACTAAAAAAGTTCCATAGCTTTTTAACGGACGATTTGATCACAAAGTATGCCATTCACCATTTCGTGGATACATTGCCAATGAGTGACAAGTTGTTGGTTTTGCGACATTTATATAATGACCAGAATGCTACATTATTAAACATAGAACAACAAATAAAGGCACATTTAGATAAAAAGATTATGCGTGCAGGTTCTCAACGCGGCATACTTTTTATGTTAGATGATAATGAAAAATCCACATTTAAGATCTTTGTTCAAGATGCGGTTGATCTGGGCGTTTGGACTGAACTGCCATCTAGCGATTATGCATTGTTTAAATCCGAACTGTCCAAATATATCGTAAATGTTAAGAATCTTAATGACATTATTGGATTTATGAGTCCATTTAAGAATAATAAGATTGTGTTTAAAACGAAGAAGTTGACTGATAAACGGAATAATAAGGGGGCATATTGCGAGAACGCTGGCAAAAGTGATATTATAGTGAGATTAAACGAAATCGCTGGAAGCAACATTTACTCGGAAAGCAACATCATCGCAGACATTCAAGTTGCCAGCGATATCACCATTTGCAAAAAGGAAAAAAAGGCAGATGCCAAGAAGAATGCCGACACCAAAGTGCCCAGCATTCTTTGCAAAGATGAATATGTAGATGTTATGTTGAATGCTGGTGCCAAATTGCCCAATATTATTTTTAAGAATGGACTCTGCGTTATGATGGAAGTACTACTGCGATATTATGATGAGAAGAAACATCTGTCTCAACGTTGGTTTTTTAATCCAGAAGAAGCAATACTGAATCGCATCGCCGAGATTAAAAAATAATCGAATAGAAAATTGAATATAATGTTGAAATACACATAAAACATTATATACTAGTATATTAATTAGGATGGAACGGAGAACAACTGCCCACAATGACAAGAAGATTTATGGTGTATATGTTCAGGAACTACTCACGATGAAGGTGTTTCTTTCCATTACCGAAGTCGGACAGAATATCAAAAACAATTTAGAACGCTGGATATCAAAGAACTGTGAAGGACGTTGTATCCCCGAAGGTTTCATTAAACCGAAGTCGGTCAAGGTTCTCAAATATTCTAGCGGAACTGTCAATTGTGATAAAATCGAATTCCAAACCGTATTTGAATGTATGGTTTGTCACCCTGTGGAAGGAATGCTTGTTGAATGTGACGTAAAGACCATTACAAAGGCGGGCGTGCACGCAGAAGTAAATGATGAAACTGGCGTTATACCTGTCGTCGCGTTCATTGCACGAGACCACCATTTCACCAATAAAAAGTTTGCCGATATCAAAGAAAATAGTAAGATTACCGTTAAGGTTGTTGGCGTTAGATTTGAATTAAACGACCCATATATTTGTGTAATTGCCCAACTGCATAACCAACACGAGGAATAAATGGATTACTGCAAAATAACGTATAAAATTGAATAATTTTTTACGTTATGAATATATCGCATATCAAACAACATAGCAAACAATGGAATCGCAAAATACGTTGACCGAACAATCTGGCAAAGAACCCGATGTATATACATTAGTTGTACAATTGTCACAAAATTACAGTTGCATTATTCCGCGAGACGATTTACGACAACACAAACGTCTGGATTGGGGCGATAATGGCATCGGCGATAGATGGTGTGGAAAAAAATTTAACTATTCTGTTATCTTCGCCAACCGATATAAAACATATTCGGAAAACGATAACGATACTGTTCCAGAAGACGCGTTGTCTACGTTTCAAAGTTCAAACTCTACTGGCAAAGGCATTATCGGGGTTTTCGTTCATTCAATTCGCACAAATGTAGTAAAACGCCCCATCAAAAAAGAAATTGACCGAGAAATAAAAAAACATCCGTGTGTGTCTTGCGGGTCTAAAAGTGACCTAATTTGCGATCATAAAAACGATATATACAACGACGAAAGTGTCTTAGACGTTAAGACGCAAGTTATCGATGACTTTCAATCATTATGCAATCATTGCAACTTACAAAAACGCCAGATATTTAAGGAGGAAACTGCCAATAGCAAACTATATTCTGCCAAAAACCTCGCCCCATATAGAATGTACCCTTTTGAATTTCCGTGGGAAAAAAAACATTTTGATCTGAAAGACGTCAATACAAAAAAAGAGACGTATTGGTACGACCCTGTTGAATTCAACCAGATC